ATCCAGATATTGACCCAATTGATTACAGTAAATATCCAGATGAACCATACAGCAATATGAATCAAGGTGGTATTGCATCATTTGATGAGGGAGGACCAGTTAAAAATATAAAGTTAGATCCAGTAGAAATATTTAAAAAAGTTATGATGGAAGGTTATCGACCGACACCAGAAGAAAAAAAAGTACTTGATGAATATTTAGCAGGTCAAGGAAATAAAAAAGGTGGTATTATGCAACTTGCCATGGGTGGTAGAGCTAGTAATCAACCTATCGAATCTATTGAAGAAACGACAGCAGAAGAAGAAATTACTCCTGCTCCTCAAGGGCTACCAAGAATTCCTTTTATGGATCCTAATATGCCTATTGCAACTCCGATGCCAGGTATGATGGGTATGCCTGGAGTTATGGGAATGAAGACTGGTGCATTGGTTGATAAATTACCAAGCATGTCAAACACAGATGAAAACAATCCTAAAAATTACAAAAGAACTTCTGGTAAATTAGTTGTTGATGCAGCTGGTAAAGGTAGCGAAGAAAAAGATACCATGTTAGCGCAATTAGCTGACGGAGAATTTGTAACTAAATCAAAAGCAGTAAGAGGCGCAGGTATTGCTTTAGGTGCAAACCCAAAAAATAAAAAACAACAAAGAGAATTAGGCGCAAGATTTTTCTATAAACAGATGGCAGACTTTGACAAATTGGCGAAAAGAATGGCATCGTAATGAATTTATTAAGGGTGTGGGAAAGTGAAGAGGTAGACAAAGTTTGGATTTTTGTAAAAGACTACATACAAAAAGCATTAGATAGCTCTGGTAGCTATGCTGATCATGAACATATAAAAGATCAGGTTAAGAAAAACATGATGCAACTTTGGGTAGCTTTTGAAGAAAAAGAACAAAAAGTCTACGCAGTAGGAGTAACAGAATTAAAACAGTACCCTAAATATCGTACAATGAATTTTAGGATACTAACAGGAGAACAAATGAGTAAGTGGGTTCATTTTTTAAAACCAATGGAAGAATGGGCTAAAACACAAGGAGTAAAGAAAATGGAATATTATGCTCGACCTGGATGGGAAAGATTTTTAAAAACAAAAGGTTATAAAAAAACACACGTGCAATTAGATAAATTTATAGGAGAAATAAATGAGTAGTGGCGGCGGAGGTGGCGGAAGCGGTGTCCCAGCGGATACAACTAACGTCCAAACAATTAGAGAAGCACCTGAAATAGAAGCAAGAAGACTTGGTTTGATGGATGCAGCTAGAGAATTAGCTACAAAAACAACCACTCCTCCAGCTTTTCAAGTTCAACCTATGTCTACTGCAGAAACAGAGGCTTTAAATATAGCTAGATCTGGACCTGCAGGAACGCAACAAATGACTGATGCAGCGTCAGCTATTCAAGGAGCGCAGACCGCGGCCGGTAAAACATTTAGTGCTTCTGATGTGCAACAAGCTATGAATCCTTTTATTCAAAATGTAGTAAATAGAATTGGTGAGAGCTACGCTCAGAAAGAATCTGATTTAGCAGCTAAAGCAGTTGCATCAGGAAATTTTGGTGGAGGCAGAGAAGGGGTTGGTATAGCAGAACTACAAAGACAAAAAGCAGACGTTCTTGGAGGAGTATATGGCCAAGGTTTTGAATCTGCATTAGGTGAGTTACAAAATCAAAGAAATCTTGCAGCACAAACAGGTTTAAGTGCTGGTCAACTTCAAGGTCAATTAGCAGGAACAGCTTTATCACAAAGAGAATCGCAACTATCAGGACTTGCAGGACTTGGCGGATTACAAAGAGGTATTGGTCAAGCTGGTTTAGAAGCAGCAAGACAAACAGCATTACAAAATATACAAGAGCCATATCAAAGAGTTGCTTTTGTATCTGACATTCAATCAGGTGTGCCATCAGCTTCTCAAGCTAGATTTACTCAAACAGCGTCCCCACAACAAAGTCCTATAGGTCAAGCTGTAGGTACAGGTCTTGGAGCATACGCAGCATTTGGCGGAGGGTAAACGATGATAAATCGTTTGCGAAGAAAAGTTACTAGCAATAAGCTACAGAGTGGAGGAATGCCAGCTCCTTTTGAACAAGCACCTTTATTTTCAAAACAAGGATTAAGACAAAGAGCTGTACAAGCTCAAGGTTTATATAATCGATTACCTGGTGGAGTAAGAGGTCCTTTGAATTTTGCAGGACGTGTTGTTTTACCTAAAACACCTGTAGGTCGAGGTATTGTTTATGGTGGAGCTGCATTGGGTGCAATGGGTGGAATAGAAGGATTAAGAAATGCACTTAACCCATCAGAGCAAACTATCGTAAACAGAATGAACGCTGCTAATCCTGTTAATGAGAAACAATTGATAATAGGAAAAGATATAAGTGTTTTTGGTAAAGGTTTAGGACCATCATTGTTACCTGATGATTCAAATATAGTAACAAAAGAAAAAAGAACTATAGAAGATGATTTTCCTGGCATGACATCTTCAGAAATTATTGATCAAGTAAACAAATCGGCAGAGGATACAGGAATTAAGATAGAGCCTGATGCAATAATAGAAAATATTAATAATGCTAATAACCAAAATCAGATGTTAGCTCCTGATAAGGTGCTTACAAATATTAATGAAGAAGAAGGAAGACCTAGCCAAGATATAATAGAGCAAGAAACTGTTGAGGCTCAGAAAGGATCAGAGGGTGATGGCATAATAGTTGATGATGAAACTATTGATACTGAATACACAAGTAGAGATGAACAAGAACATAAAGCCAATCAATTATTTATAGATGAATATTTTGGTCAAGGTGGAGATAAAAGTTTGTTAGCATTGTCATTAGATAAAACAGTTGGGGATCTAATGGGCGATGATAATAAAAAATCTAATAAATTACTTTTATTACAATTAGCTGCTGGGTTGTTAAGCAATAAAACTACACAAGGTGGTTTTAGAGGTTTTTTAGATGTTTTAGGTCAATCAGGACAACAAGTTATACCACTTGCTTTAAGTCTAGAGGCTCAAAGAAGAGATGATGAAATAGAACTTAAAAAGGCCTTACTAGCCAATATGAAAAAAACTAATGAGACATCAAAGTTTTCTTTACCAGATAAAATAGCAAAATTTACAATGCCTGGAGATACACAAACAACAACAGCTAGAATAAAAACTGATCAATTTGGTAATATATTTGCGATGATGACTGATAGAGATGGGGGCAATCCAAGATATAGAAATGTTACAAATCTACCAATGAGAATATTAGATGCTCCAGATAAAGAAGATATATTATCTACTAATCAAAGAATTGGTTTAAAAACAAGAGCTTTAAAAGGTGTCAGAGAAGCTTTGGAGATATCAACAAAAGATCCATCGTTAGTTGGTTCGAAAGGTACATTCTCAAGAGGATTAAATATCGCTGGTGATGTAATAATGCAATATTTAGGTAAATCAAAATTTTCAGATTTAAGATCTGAGCTAGATGCAGGTAAAGAGCTATTTTTGAGAGAACAAAAACTTTTATTTGACGAAGGTAAAATTTCAGAATCAGATTATAATGATGCTATACAAAAAGGAGATTCTTTTTTTAATAAAGGACTTGAACAAATTAAAAAAGGTTTAGCAGCAGGAGAAGGAAGTGATCTACAGCTACAAGCTAAACTAAGAACGATTGAGTTATTGACTTCTTATGCGTTAGCAAACATTTTAAAAGATAAAGATAGATTAGCAGTCAGAGATATTGAAAGAGCAGAAAAATTAACCAATCAATTTGGGCTGCTTACATCTCCAACTGATGTTATTTCAAGATATTTAGTTTTGGAACAACAGTTAGTAAACTCAATTCAAAACGATATCAAAGTAGCAGGAAACATTGGTATTATGCCAGAGGATATAATTAATTATGACCAAGCTGCTAAATTAACTAATTTTGATGCAGATAAAAAAAATGAAGAATTTAGAACAAATTTAGAATCAATAATCAAAGCAAATCCAGAAGTATTAAATCAGTTTATAGATAAATTAGGATTTGATAAATTAAAGGTAATTGAATAATGGATACTCAAGAATTACAGGATTTAATAAATAGTAACAGAATAGATTTGAGAAATCTTAATACTCAACAAAAAGTTTTTTTAGATACTTTAATTGGTGAAGGTGTAATCGAGAGTAAACCTTTAGATACAATGATCTACGAACAGAATGAAGCTGCTAAAAAAGTAGCTGAAGATAAGAATATGTATCAAGATCCAATTAAAGCCATGTCATCTGATACTTTAAATAGAGATAAAGTAGCTATGTACACTGATATTGGTATGATGATGGCGCAACTTCTATACGACAGAAAAAGATTAGCGAAAGTATTTTTAAATCCTACTAAATCTATAGCTGAACTAGAAAAAATAAGTTCTAATTTTAAAAACCCTTTATTAAATAAAGCTGTTGTTGGCTTAAAACAAATAGTTGCTATGGCTAAAGGTATGGGTCCTGGAGCTTCACAAGTAGCTTTAAGAACTGCCTTATCTGGGACTTTAGGTTACACTGGTGGAGCATTAGCCTATGACTTAGCAGATGAAATAGCTAGAGATCAATTAGATTTAAAAGGTAAAGTTGGAGATAAAACTTACAAAGAAATGATGGGCAAAAATCAATTACTTAGATCAGTAGATGATTTTAGAACTGCTCTTACATTTAATGCCGGTGCAGAACTTTTAGGTCCACTTACAAGTAGTAGCATGTATGGACTGAGAAAAATGATGGGACTTGAGTCACAGTATTCAAGACAAATGGCTGAAATAGCTAAAAGTCATAACTTAAAAGCTACTTATATAATGCTTGCAGATCCTAACTCTGCAGGAGGAAAAATATTAAAAGGTATAAATAGAATATTTGGTCAGCTTCCTTACATAGGTAAACCAGCTAAGGATGCTCAACTTGGAGCAATTGAACATTTTAACCAAATGTCAAGACAGGTATTTGAACTACAACCTGGTATGCATTTAGCAACAGCTGCTTCCGCATCAGAAAGAACTGCTAGCGCTGTTTTAAAAAATTACGAAAGATTTAGAAAAATGAATGATATAAACTATCAACGTGTGGTAAACCTTGCAAAAAGTTATGGTGATCCAAGAGTGATAGAGTTAAGTCAGGTAAGATCTCTCATGAATTCTTTAAGAAGAGATGCTTTAGCTCCACCTGAAATAAAAGCTGGATTTGAAGAATTTCAAAGATTAAAAACACCTTTTGGACAGTTTTATGATGCTTACGAAAAATTAGTAGCGTCTAATAGAAAAATATCTATTACAGAATATATGGATTTGAGAAGGTTGTTAAATCAAACAACAGATTATTTGAATAAAAATGATGCTGGAGTTGCAACCTATACTAAATTACAAAATGCATTAGAAACTGATTTTGCAAAAATGGATTTAAATCCAGGAACTAAAATTACACAAAGATTTCCTGTCGAAAGTTTAGACGTAATTGCAAAGGGTGGTAACTTAACGAATATAGAAAAAACTTCTACAATAGCAGAAACAGGTTTAACAGAGGCAGCAAAAGCTCAAATTAAGGAAGACATAGAATTTGCAAATAAATTTTATGGAGACAATATGAAAACATTTGATTCAATAACTGCAAGAAGAATATCTGCTTTTGATGAAAATGCATTATCTTTAAAACAAGTTGAAGGTTTTATTAGAGCAGGTTCAATGGAAAGAGATCAAGTGTTAGCTAAAATGAGTAAAAATATATTTCAAATGAAAAACGATTTTAGTTTTAATGCTGTGCAAGATTTACAAAAATTAATTGGTGCAGATGAATATGCAATTAAAGCAATAAGGGATGCTCAAGGTAATACTACCTTCAAAACAGATTTAATTAAAAAAGGCACAAGAGATGGCAATGAAACTTTAAGAAGATTATGGGGTTCACATGTGGGTAACGCTTATCAGATGTCTTTTAGACCAGTAGATAAAAACCAAATGGGTGATTGGATACAAGGTTGGATGCAAAGAGAGAGTAAAGCTGCACAAGCAGGTAATCCATATAAAACAGTTGATGAAATGACAATGCCTAATGGTTTACCAGCTCAAAACATAGGTCCTGGTAATATTTATTTTGATGCTGATATATTTAGAAAAATGATTTTACCTAATGAAGCAGCTGCTGTTCAAATGAGAACAATCTTTGGAAATGAAAAAGCTAACAAATTATTAAAACAATATGACGATATGTTATCTTATATGGATATGGTTAAGTCTTATGTTGTTCCTGAAGCATCTACTTTTTTAGCAAGAAGATTAGTTTTATCTGGTCCTAATATAGCAGTTGGTGCTGGTGCATATGGTATGGGATTTTTTCCTATGGCAGCAATGTTATTTTTAGGTAACAGAGCAAATAAAATTTTATCTAATCCAAACGCAATGGAAGTAATTAATTCATCTTTTAAAACTTTTCTTGAAAATCCAGGTAAAGGATTAGGTTTATCTACTCAATCAAGAGTGGCATTAGCAAAAATTGCAAACCAAGCATTTGCGGGAGAGTATCCTGATGAATTCAAATTTGATGAGAGTGATGCATCAATGGAAGAGATATTTAGAAAACTCAACGAACCAACTCCAATAGATACTTTAGATAATCTATCTATGAATCCAGAGGAAGAAGAAAGACTTTATCCTAAATTAACCGATGCTGAATATGAACAAAGTATTGATACGTTACCTCCACCAGAGTACTTATTTGATAAAATAGGTGGACCACCAATAAATGCTGAAGAAGAAGCAATGATGGCTAGAGCAATAAACACTATGCCTGAAAATCAAGAAATAAATCAACAAACTCTACCAAGGGTTCAGGGACTAAGAATGCCTGGATCTGGCGTAAACCCAGTTGACTACAGTAATCTATTCCCATTTGATCCACTAGGAAACTTAATTTCACAGAGGAAAGAGAATGTCTAGATCAGCAGAAGTAGCACATAACAGAATAGACAGTCATGAAAAGCTTTGTCGAATCATGCAGAAACAAACTCATGATAAAATAACAGACTTACAATCACAGGTTACTAGGATCGAAAGAATACTCATAGGTATAGCAGGTGGAGTTATTATTGGTCTTTGTACATTAGTTTTTTCTTTACTTAACACATCCATATGATACCACTTCATTTGTGAAGGTCGTCAGCAAATATAACTATAAACAATACACACGGACAGTGGACCAGGGGAAAAGAGTCTACTTAGATGGCAAAGATAAATTACCCTCTGTAACAACTATACTATCAAAAACAAAAAAAGACTCTGAGGGCTTGAAAAAGTGGAGAGAGAGGGTTGGTGAGGCTGAAGCTCAAAGAATAATGAAAGAAGCAGCCGATAGAGGCTCACAGATGCATGAATTGATAGAAAGATATGTTCATACTCAAAAATTCGATACGCCCGCACACGATGCTCCTATAGCCCATAAAATGGCAAACTTAATAATATCTAAGGGATTTATCTATTTAGATGAGGTTTGGGGCATAGAACAGAATATTATTTATCCAGGGGAGTATGCAGGCACAATTGACTGTGTTGGTCTGTACAAAAATCAACCTACAATTTTAGATTTTAAACAAACAAATAAACCTAAACGTGAAGAGTGGGTAGAGGATTACTATCTTCAATTGACAGCTTATATTTGTGCTCACGAAAAACAATATGGTGAAATAAAAAAAGGTAATATACTTATGGCATCAGTTGGTCTTAACTTTCAAGAGTTTGAAATATCAGGTAGTAGACTAGATGAGTATAAAGAAAAGTGGTGGCAAAGAGTAGAAGAGTTTAAAACCAATCACGCACAACCTCGCCAAGAGTCGCTGCCGAAAGTTTAAATTTTTTGTCTAAAGCATTTAAAATTTTTTCATCAATAGTTTTTTCTGCAACAAAATCTATATATGTTACTTTTTGATCTTGACCTATCCTATGCGCTCTATCTTCTGATTGAACTCTGTGTTCTGCATTATAGCTATTAGAATAATATACAACTATACCAGCTTTAGTGAGTGTGATACCCATACCACCAGTCGATGGATTACCAATAAAAAATCTACACTTAGGATCGTTTTGAAATCTTTCTATCGCCTCAGTTCTTTTTTCTGAACTTGTAGATCCATAAAATGTAACCACAGAATCTGCTCCAAATTTTTTTATAAGTTCTTTATTTATTTGTTCAATGTTGTGAACATAGGTTGCCCAAATTATTATTTTTTGATCTGTGTCTTCGCATATTTCAACTAATGCATCTAGTCTTTTGTTTTTTACTGTTTGTATGTCGCCTTCTCTACTTTTAAAATAACCACATGTTACTTGATGTAATCTTAAAATTTCTGATACAACATTTGTTACAGTTAGCTCCTGGCCATGTAGAAGAGCTCTAGCTCTAACTCTAATATCTTCATAAATTAATTTTTGTTCATCACTCAAAGGAATAATTCTTTTTGTGTAAACTTTGTCAGGTAGATCTAAACATTCTTTTTTTGTTTTTCTATATGCAAACTCTTTTAACTTTGCTTCTATCTCTACAAGATTTGTAAAACCTACTGGTACTTGGATTTGTCTACCACTTAAATAGAGTGTTTCGAAATGACAATATCTATTTCTAAATGCAACAATAGAATTAAATCCTAAATGTTTTGGATCTAGAAAATTACATTGAGTATACAGATCTAATGGATTTTTAGGTGTAGGAAATCCAGATAAAATTCTTCTGTAATTAGAAAACTTTCTTAACTTTATTATATTACGAGTTCTTTTTGCTTGATAGTTTTTTACGCAAGTTGATTCGTCTACTGCAATCAAATTATTATGTCTTCTACAAAACTCATGAGCCCACATAAATCCCTTGTCACTAGAAAATGCTTCTATATTTATTACAAATATTTTTAATTTATCTGACGGTTTTTCCATAAAATTCAACAGTTTTTGACGTGCTGTTGTGCTTTTCCATAACATAATTTCATATTCTATGTTCAAATGTTTTGGTATTTCTGTGTTGTACCAGACAGTATAAACTGATTTAGGTGCAATAATTAATGCACCATTTATAAGGTTTTCTGATCTCAACATACCTATGTTATCAAGTAAAACTTTAGTTTTACCAGTACCCATTTCCATGAATAAAGCGTAGGTTTTTTTATCCCAACTTTTATCTAATGCTTCTTTTTGATGAGCAAAAGGCTCAGTCTTAAAATTATATTTTGTTACCATCTCCCATGATAATAAAATACTTGACATTGAAAATCAATAGTTTATTTATGTCTGCGGAGGTCGATATGAACAATACAATAGACATACAAAAAGTGTCTGGTGCTTTTATGAAAGCATCCGACGAACAAGTCAATAAGATCTCAGCGAAGTGTGTAGAACTTCAGGAAAAAGAAAAAGAAATAACGATTATCGAAGAACAGCTAAAGAAAGCTAAAAAAGATGCGTTGTTCCTTTCAGAAGAAACCATTCCTAATCTACTAACTGAAGCTGGAATTAAATCTTTAGACTTGGCCGATGGCTCATCAGTAAAAATAACTCCATACTATGGTGCGAGAATATCCAAAGATCGTCAGGAAGAAGCTTTTCAATGGCTTCGAACTGAAGGTCATGCGGATCTTATTCGTAACAATGTTGGAGTATCATTTACTGCTGGTGACGATGATAAAGCTCAACACGTTCTGGAGCTTTTGAGTAAGGCAAACTATAGACCCGTTCAAAAACAAGAGGTGAACGCCATGCAACTTAAGCAGTTTGTAAGGGAACAAATAGAGGAAGGTAAAACAATACCTTCTGAATTGTTTAACGTCTACGTAGCTAATAGAACGAAAATAAAAACGAAGGAAAAAATATAATGGCAAACGGAAAGAGAAAAACGAACGAAGTAAAACAAGAGGTAGCACCTAAGCAATCTTTTAGCATTGCAGCCGCGTCAGAAGACATGGCTGACAAAGGCTTTGAGCAGATGGGTGCTAATGATTTAGCCCTACCATTTTTAAAAGTGCTAGGTCAATTATCTCCTCAAGTAACACAAGGTGACCCTGCATTCATAGCTGACGCTAGACCAGGGATGATCTTTAACAGTGTAACTCAAGATCTATTTGATGGTCAGCGAGGCATTGAGATTGTACCTTGTTATTATAAACTTGAATACCTTGAATGGCCAGATAGACAAGAGGGTGCTAATGCACCAGTCAACACCTATCCAGCTGATTCGGATATTCTTTCTCAAACAAAAAGAGATGAGCAGAATCTAGATAGATTATCAAATGGTAATTATATTCAAGAAACTGCATCACACTTTGTATTGAGAGTCGAGGATGGTCAACCACAAGAGACTGCTCTCATGAGTATGAAAGCCACTCAAAGAAAAAAATCTAAGATGTGGAATTCAATGATGAGAAGCGTCAAAGAGAAAAGATCCGATGGCAAAGGTTTCTATACACCAGCTATGTTTACACAAAGATATTTGTTAAACACTGTTTTAGAAAAGAATGCTAAAGGAACTTGGTATGGTTGGAAGATATCTCATGTTGGTCCTGTGCAAAATCAAATGACACTTGATGCTGCTATGGGATTCTATGACAGTTGCATGAAGGGTAATGTAAATGTTAAATATGAGAACGAATCCGCGACCGCGAAACCAGTGACGGAACCGACACAGAATGCGAGCAGAGCTAATCAAACATTCTAATGTTGGACAAATTCAAGGAGCTGTTCTGCGGACTTGATGTTGCTTACGGAGAATACTATCTCAATGGTGAGCGAGATAACAAGACCGGCAAAGAAAAAGGGAGGGCCACAACTAAACGTGGCCCTGTCACTGACGAACTATTTCAAAGACACATAAACGGTGAGATAAATTTAGGTATCATACCTATTAGATCCGACAACACTTGCACTTGGGGATGCATTGATGTTGATAAATACGATATAGATTTTAAACTTTTAATTAAACAATTTAGAACCAAAGGTTATCCACTGGTGCCTTATAGATCAAAATCTGGTGGCTTACATTTATTTTTACATACATTAGAACCAGTAAGTGCATCTGATATGATTGATAAACTTCATGAGATAGCTGCAGATCTTGGTTTATCTGGTTGTGAAATATTTCCTAAACAAAGAAAAATAATGGTGCATAAAAATGATCTAGGTAACTGGTTGAACATTCCTTATCAACAAGCAGCTAGAACAACAAGACATGCTATCTATGATAATGGTATGGGAGTTCCAATAAATGAATTCCTGCAATGGGTACAGCATTATAGAATAGGTGCAGAACAATTTCATGGTATTAAAATTGTATCAGATGGTTTTCCAGAGGAGGAAGAGTTTGATCAGTTCCCTCCATGTTTACAAGCATTGATTAGAAATGGATGTGCAGATGGTTTTAGAAACAATGCTCTGACAGGTTTTGCATCTTTAGCAAAGAAAAGAAATCCAGAGGGTTGGCAAAAAGAAGTATGGGAGCGTAATGAAGGTTTTTCTGAACCTCTTCCTGATAGAGAAGTACAAGCCCTTATATCTCAGTACGAAAAAAAAGATTATCAGTATAAATGTAATGATGCTCCATTAAAAAACCATTGTAATTCAGCAATTTGTAAGACACTTAAGTATGGCATTGATAGTATAGATTACATGCCAACAATTGATTCGTTTCAAGTTTTAAAAACAAAACCACCTATATATTTTTTAACTATAGATAAAAAGACTGTAGAGCTGACCGGTAAACAACTTAATCAACAGCAATTGTTATCTGAGCAATTATTTGATCAGGCAGATATTGTTTGGCAAAAAGTAAAAGATAAAGATTACAGAGTATTTTTAAATAAACTCAAATCTATGCAACAGCCAATCGAAGGATATGATGAGAACAATGAAGCTGAAGAAGAATTCAAAGACACAATGATACAGTTTACACAGGAGACTCAACAAGCGGATAATCCATCTCAAGTTGAAGCAGAGATGTGGTATCTACACGATAACATAATTGTATTTAAATATAGAACCTTTGAAAGATTTATAAAAAAATCTGATAAGGCAGCAAAAAAATTTGAAATCATTAGTATGCTCAAAAAAAATGGGTGCACTAAACATGATTACTTTGATAAACTTAAATTAAAATATATTTGGTTGTGCAAAAAAATTGATGAGCCGATCATAGAAAGGTCTAATGTTGTATTCCAACGGAAGCAAGCGCCATTTGAAAAGAAAAACAATTAAAATATTTGGTCCTCCTGGCACAGGAAAGACTACAACTTTATTAGATCGTCTTGAAAAATGGTTTGATAAAGGCGTGTTACCAAGAGAGGTTGCTTATTTATCTTTTACAAACAAAGCAGTTGATGAGGCTAGGCACAGAGCTAATAAAAAGTTTCCTGACTGTAATGACGAAGATCTAGGTAACTTTAGAACTATCCATAGCTTTTGCAGAAAGTTTAGAAAACAAGTTCCTGTCATAGACCCAGAGATCGACATGGTTGAGTTTGCACAAAACCTTGGCATGGCCAAACCTGCATACGAAAATTATGATGGCGTTAGAGTATTTAACGACTGGTCTTTGAGAGTCTACGATAAATCTAGAAACAAATTAATAACACCAGAACAACAGTTTGTTTCAGAAACATTTAAAAGAGCAACATTACCTAGATTTAAATTAATCTATCAACAATATGAATTATTTAAAGAAGATCATAGAGTGGATTTCACAGATATGATTACACATTTTATTGAACACGAAAGCTCACCACATTTAAAAATATTAATTGTAGATGAAGCTCAGGATCTTACACCTTTGCAATGGAAAATGATTTACAAAATAGCAGAGAACTCTGACAGAGTTTACATCGCGGGCGATGATGACCAGGCAATCTTTGAATGGAACGGTGCTAATGTTATTGATTACATAAATTTTCCTGGAAGAGATTATGTTCTTACACAATCTCACAGACTACCAAAGATAGTTCACAATTTTAGCACACACATATCCGATATGATTAAGCCAAGAGTTGTCAAAAAGTTTTTACCCTCTGACAAGCATGGAGAGATATTAACTCATCCTAGGTTTAGTAATTTAGTTGATGCAGTGAATACATTACCAGGAAGCTGGATAATATTAGGAAGAACACAAGAGATAGTAAGAGAGCTTGAGGATCATGCTAGACAGTCTGGTTTGTTTTTTAAAAATACAAAAGGTAAAACATCGTTCGATTTGAACAAATGGAACGCTATAAAATACTGGAATAAATTGATGAATAATGGTCTTGTAAACAAAGAACAAGCTGGTATAGTGTATGCTTATGTTAATGAGATCGCGTTCGGGTGGAGATCCATTGAAAGCAAAAGATGGATGAACATCGATAGCTCTAAAGAAATGAGTATAGACTTTCTTCGAACCTTCGGAGGTTTGACAGCTAACCCAGGACCCTGGCAGCAAGTATTCAACAGAAATTTCCCAGAAAAAGATAAAATGTATTTTGAAAAAGTTTTAGAGGCAGGAGTTGATTTGGACATGTCCTCTAGAGTGACAATTGATACAATACACTCTATAAAGGGTGGTGAGGCACAGAATGTATGCGTTTACGAAAAGGCTAATTGGCCAGCACATTTTGGACACAAAGTAGGATTGGCAAGAAGTTCTGAAGCTAGAGTCTGGTATGTCGGAGTTAC